ACTGGTAGACCAATAGAGGACTACGCAAAGTTTCAAAAGGATTACAACGAGGTGGATGATATACAGGTCGCAAGAGAGTTTCTGCAGGTCAAGTATCCAACACTTAACTCGGATGAAATCAAATTTGAATTAGAGCGTAACTTTATTTCCGATGAGGATGACTTAGACAGCGATATTAAACTTAAGAATCTAGAGCTTAAGAAATTCGCAACTGAGGGTAGAACCAAGCTTAACGAACTCAAAATGGACTTAGGGAAACCTAACTCACAAGCGTTCACTGCCGAAGTACAAGAACAATTAGATTTTGCTAGTAATATAAAAGGCCAGATAAAAGCTAACGAAGATTTACAAAAGGAGTACACTAACGCTGCAACTGTAGCAATACAGTCTGTAGATAGTATCACACTGCCTTTAGGTGGAGATTTAAGTTTAGACTTTAAGGTAGAGACATCTAAGGATGTTTTAACCGACATGGTTATGAACGCTACACATTGGAAAGCTGAGGATGGTAGTACAGACCATAACAAGGTAGTCCGTGATGCAGCGATACTAGCTAATTTCGATAAAATCTTAGCCTTAGCTTACGAGCAGGGTAAGAGTTCAGGTACTGATGAAGTCATAAGAGACGCCAAGAACACGACCTTAGGAGATACCGTAACTGGTACAGCTCAACCTTCGGGTAATAAGGGGCCGGAGATTGAAGGTCTTGACAAGTATTTAGGTAAACAGGGGATGTCAATTAGACGTTTTAGATAAACAACAATTAATAAATTAATAAATTATGGCATTAAATGCAAATCCAAGTGCTAAGGTAACACCTTCTTCTACTAAGTCGGTGCTTCGTTCAAACTATATCTCATTGTTTGATTACTCTAGCCAAGAATCTCCAGAAGTACATGATGAGATAGCTACTATTTATGGTAAGCAGTCTGTATCAGGTATGTTATATATGTTAGGTGCAGAGTCAGGCTTTGCTTCTGATAAGTACATCTGGACAGAAGAGGGAAGATTACACACGGTATACAAAGATGTTGCACGTTCTGGTGCTGTCTTCACAAAGCCGGGTCATGTATTCCGTCTAAACGAAACAGTTCACGTATCTGATGGTTCAGCTAAACGTAGAGGTATTGTAATCGCTGCTGACACTGACACTTTTGAATTAGCACCTTACAAATCTGCAGGGTTTACAGGTTTAGCTACTACATCTATCACAGCTTTTGTTGATGGTTCTGAGTACAGAAAAGGAACTAACGGGATGCAAGGTTCTTTAGACACAGACTTTACAATCTTAAGTAATAAGCCAATTATCCAGAAGGATAAGTTTGAAGTTAACGGTTCTGACGCAACTCAGATTGGTTGGGTTAAGACATCTTCAGGAGGTTACTTATGGTACTTAGAGTCTGAAAAGGATACTCGTAGACGTTGGGAAGACAGATGTGAATTATCTATGCTAAACGGTGAGTTAGCTGAAGCTGGTTCTGGTGCTGAGTTAGCAGGGTACGGTGGTACAGAAGGTATGTTCCAAGCTGTTAGTACTCGTGGTAATTCTTACCAAGGTATTATAGCAGATTTAGCTGATGTTGATTCTTTAGTTACTCGTTTCGATGAGCAAGGTAAGATTCAAGATTACATGTTCTACTGTGACCGTGAGCAGTCTTTAGCTATCGACGATATGTTAGGGCAATTGAACGCAGGTTATGATGGTGGTATCTCTTTCGGTATGTTTAACAACGACAAAGATATGGCTGTAAACTTAGGGTTTAAAGGATTCACTAGAGGTTCTTACAACGTGTTCAAAACGGACTGGAAACTATTAAATGACCCAACATTACATGGTGCAGTATCTACAGCAGCAGGTAAGATTCGTGGAGCTTTAATCCCAGTGGGAACTAAAGAGGTTTACGAAGGTTCATTCAATGGCCAAGGCGGTGGTGAGAAAATCACAACTCCATTCTTACAGATGAAG